GTCAGTTGTAGGTGGGTCAGAGGGTTACAAAGAACTGACCGACTGGGCCAAGGGCAACATGGATGAAGCTGAGTTAAAGATTTACAACCAGATGGTTGAGACAGGTACGGATAACGCCAAGGTGGCTGTAGAGTGGCTGATGGCTAGACGCGAAGCGGTTGAAGGCTCAGAGCCAAACCTGCTTCAAGGCAAAGCACAGGCTGCGGCGAAGGATGAATTTAGGTCCACAGCTGAGGTTGTGGCTGCGATGAAAGATAAGCGGTACGGCAGTGACAGTGCTTACACCAAAGATGTTGAACAAAAATTAGGCAGATCATCAGTATTTTAAATTTGTGACGTTAGGTAACACTTTGACACTTTAGGTAACGATCAGATGATCGAGCTCTAACATTATGCTTCCCGCATATTGTTAGATTAAGGCTGGCTTTCGTCAATGGTTGGGGAAGTCAGCCTTTCCTCTTAGAAACGCACCTCCTCGCGTTTCACTGATAGTAACTGGCTGGCCTTCCCATAGGTCAGCCATTTTTTATTTGGCATAATCCCAAGCCGTGCAAGCCACCCCACCAGAACCAGCATTACACTTTCGATATTTACCATCAAACCAATCGCGCTCAACCCAATCGGTCCCTTCAATTACTGTAGTGATATTACCCCTCGCCGCATGATCAAAATAAAGGAATCCAGATATGCAAAAGATCAAAAATGTCAGCAACGTAATTATCTTATAAAACACTCATTCTTCTCCAATAAATTTTCAGCACCATACGGCGGGGCGTCATGCCCCGTCAATTTACAAGGATATTATTATGCCCAAAGGAATTGGAACTTACGGCTCCAAGCGCGGTCGCCCACCCAAAAAACCTAAAAAAGGGGGCATGAGCCGTGGCAGGTAAAGGACTTTACGCCAACATTCACGCCAAGCGTAAACGCATAGCTAACGGCTCTGGCGAAAGGATGCGCAAGGCAGGTTCTAAAGGCGCACCTACAGCAAAGAATTTCAAACGCTCCGCAAGGACCGCGAAGAAAACATAAGGTTACAAAATGATAGAGGTATTGGCCTTAGCTGGCGCAGTAACGAAGGTTGCTGGGGCCATTTCTGCATCCGTTAAGGCTGGTCGTGACGTAAGCGATTTACTGCCTCACTTCGGCAATCTCGCCAAACTGGATGCAGACATTCAAGCGGCTGAGGCTGGCAAACATAAAGGACCGTTGGGTCGCTTAGCGTCTTCCGAACAAGAAGGCTTTGCTATTGCTCAAGCCAAGATGAAATACAAAGAAGCTCAGGCTGAATTGAAGTCTGCCTGTCAACTATACGGCCCTGCGGGAATGTGGGATTTGGTCGTCAAAGAACAAGCCGCTGCGCGTAAGAGGCAACAAGAAGCATTAGAAGCACAGGCACGGCAACGCGATAAAATCTTTTGGGGTCTATCGGTTACCGTTGGCGTTATTATCTTTGTCGCTGGGTTTGTTGGGCTGGTCTATTTTGCCCAGATGTTTGCTTAATTTCCAACTACAAATGTACAATAAGCAGTTTCTGCCTCGATACCCTTATACTTGTGCCACTTGGCACTTACATCCACTCGGCACAGCCAAAACTTCTTATCATAAGAAACTGAATAAATTGCATTTACGGCACCCCTTTGAAAGCTCATATGCGAACTTTTAACCTTTCCATTTGTAATTATTTTCAAAGCACTATTGCCTCTAACTTGTTCAGCGACTGCTAAAGTCGAAAACATAAAAACAAACAAAGTTCCGCAAATAATTTTCTCAAACATCTCTGTTCCTCCTTCCAATGGGTCAACGTCCTGCCTCCTTAGGCAGACCGACTATCGACGATGAACGACTAGGCCACATGCGTGTGACAACCAAGCCAAGTAAGCAACGACAGTCATTTCCCATTCAAACAAAGGATAATAGAAATGGCAAACGCAACAGCGTCTCGCTTAGGTGTGGTCAACGGTGCATCACCGTCAGATTTCGCTACAGCGAACAACCTATTCCTCAAAGTCTTTGCAGGCGAAGTCCTGACTGCCTTTGATGAAACAAACGTAATGAAAGACCTTCATGTCAGCCGCACAATCGCATCTGGCAAGTCGGCACAGTTCCCAGTGACAGGCAAAGCAAACGCAGCCTATCACACCGTAGGAACACCCCTACTCGGCACACAGGCCATCAAGCACAACGAAAAGGTCATCAACATCGATGACGTTTTGATTGCTGATACCTTCATTGCCAACATCGATGAGGCCAAGAACCACTACGATGTGCGCGCCGAATACAGCCGCCTTCTTGGTATGGCTTTGGCAAAAGAGTTTGACACCCGCACAATGCGTGTTGGTGTTCTAGCAGCCCGTAGCGCAGCGACCATTACAGGTGGCAACGGCGGCTCTGCCTTGACTGACTCCGATGCTGATACTGATGGCGCATCACTAGCAGCTTCTATCTTTGAAGCGGCAAAGGTCATGGACGAAAAAGACGTTCCAGAGAGTGACCGTGTGGCAATCGTTAAGCCAGCCCAATACTACAACCTAGTCCAAACCACTAACGTGATTAACCGTGACTGGGGTGGTGCTGGTGTGTACGCAGACGGTACAGTCTTGCGTGTTGCAGGTATCCAGATTGTTAAATCTAACAACGTACCATCTACAAACATTGCCGCAGCAACAGCGGGTGAGAACAACACCTATCACGGTAACTTCTCAACAACCGTTGCACTGGTCATGCAGAAATCTGCAATCGGCACAGTGAAGCTGATGGACTTGGCTGTAGAGCAAACATCAGGCGACTATAACATCATGTATCAAGGTACATTGATGGCCGCAAAATACGCGATGGGTCATGGCATCCTTCGCCCAGAATGCGCAGTAGAAATCAAAACTGCTTAATTCTTTTTTGGGTCAGTCCTCACGGGCTGGCCCATTTTTTTATTCACGAGGACAACATGGCTATACCATCGTCAATGACCGAACTAGAGGCGGTCAACATACTACTTACGACCATAGGTGAGGCTCCTGTAAACACACTTACAGGTAACCAAGTGACGGACGTTTCAATCGCCAATCAGGTCTTGAATGAGGTTAGTCGTGAGGTTCAAAGCCAAGGCTGGCATTTTAACACTGAGCGGCGCGTTCCATTAGCGCCCACCATCGATAACCAGATTCCAATCCCAGCGAATGTATCACGTATTGATACGCCTGATTTTGATGGGGTTATTAAAGAATCCAAACTCTTTGACCTCACTGAGCGGTCTTACACTTTTACCAGCACGGTCTATGCGGACATCGTTTACTACCAAGACTTCAATGTACTGCCAGATGTCGCCAAGCGATACATCACTATTCGTGCTGCCCGTATATACGCAGATCGGATGCTGAACTCGCAGACAATCCACAAGATGACCGCGCAAGATGAACAAAGAGCGCTAATGGATTTGAAAGAATACGAAGGCGACACCGCAGATTACAACATGATGCAAAGCTACTCAGTAGCGCGTGTGTTGAACCGTGGGTTTAACAGAAGGGTTCTGATGCAATGAGCCTAATCAGTTCTGCCATTCCAAACCTTGTGCAAGGTGTTTCACAGCAATCCCCTGCACTTCGATTGTCTTCACAGGCAGAGCTACAGGAAAACGCATTCCCATCGCTTGTCGAAGGCTTACAGAAGCGGCCACCGCTGGAACATAGTGCTATCTTAAGCAACACAACCACCGCTGGTTCGTTCATTCATTTGATAAACCGTGATGCCACTGAGCGATACTTCGTGTTCATCAACGCATCTAACCAAATTACGATTACTGATTTGGCTGGGGTGGCAAAGACAGTCACCTATCCAAACGGTACAGCATATTTAAACAGCACGACACCAACCGCCGATTTTCGCGCGGTTACAGTTGCTGACTATACCTTTATTGTTAATACTTCTCAGACAGTTGCAATGAGTAGTTTAAGCACTCCTACCTATCCATTTACAGGTTTGATAGCGGTTAAGCAGGGTGACTATAACCAACGCTACACGGTCTATTTAGACAATGCTGTGGCAGCGGACATCACCACCAGTGCAACTGACCAAACGGAAACTAGAACCACAAGTATCGCAACCAGATTAGCCGCAGCTATAACCGCCCAGTCAGGCTTCACAGCGACCGCTGATGGTAGCACCGTGATTATCACCAAGACGGGTAATACTGCATTTGAGATGGCTACTTACGATAGCCTTGGCGATGCTGGCTTGTCGGCAACTATTGGTACGGTACAACGCTTTGATGACCTGCCCTTGCAAGCCCCCGATGGCTATATTGCACAGGTGCAGGGTGACCAGACAAACGACTTTGATGATTACTATGTGAAATTCGTAGCCGATGATTCAAACAAGGTATCGGCTGGCACTTGGATTGAATGGGTAAAGCCTAACATCCCCTATGAAATTAACGCGGCAACCATGCCCCATTTGCTAATAAGGCAATCAGACGGTTCCTTTACATTTGAGCAAGCTAACTGGGGCGACAGGGTCGTGGGGGATGAAACCTCAATTCCCAACCCAACCTTTGTTGGCAAGAAAATTTCAGATGTATTTTTCTTTCAGAACCGCCTTGGCTTCCTATCGGGTGAAAATGTAAACATGTCGAGGACATCCGAATACTTTGATTTCTTCGGTAAGACTGCGCGTACAATTCTGGATGATGACCCTATTGATGTAGCGGCAAGCCACGTAAAAGTTTCAGCACTGAAACATGCCATTCCCTTTGATAGGAAGCTGTTGCTGTTCTCTGACCAAACACAGTTCATCCTAAAGGGCGGTGACTTCCTGACGCCAAAGAACACCTCAATATCCCAAACAACTGAATACGAGGCCAGTACAACGGCTCAACCCGCAGCCGCTGGTAATGTTGTTTACTTCGCTGCGAAACGCGGTGGCTTCACATCAATTCGTGAATACTATGTGATTGACGATACTGACCGCTCAAATGCTACCGATGTAACAAGCCACGTTGCAAAGTACATTCCTGATGGCGTCTTTGAGATGGCCGCAAGTACAACTGAAAACGCATTGGTCTGCCTCTCAAGCCAAGAAACCAACGCGATATATCTATATAAATATC